GTGTATCTAAAGAAACCATTATCAGACATCCAGTACGCAGCACCATCAACTTCAACAGCTGCATTCTTACCTATTAATCCACAGTTAGTACCAACTTGTTCAAAAGCAAATGTAAAAGGAGTTCCAACAAAACGCATGGTAAATAAAGCTGTATCTGTCCAGACATATAATGCATTTCTACCAAGTTTAGCACCCATGATCCGTGATCCGGCGGCCAGTCTTTGTGTACCAGCACTATTTTCAGCTGTGGGTGTATAGTCATTAATATTTTCTTGAGAAGAAAATCTAATAAACATATCATCTTGTGTTGCTTTATTACCAATAGTTGTTTCTGTTCCAAAAAATACTAAGTGACGATCAGGTGTAGACACCAACATATCTCTAGATGCGGTAGGTGCACCTGTAATAATCGTAGCTCTTGTTGTTACGGCATTTGTTAAATCTGCGTTCCATTCAAAACATTCGCCGTTAAATATTAATGCAATAGCTGTGCTTCCTAAATTATCTAATGACCACATACCAGGTTCTGCAACTTTATCGGTAGTAGAAGCTGCTGAACCCCATCCAGAAAAACCACTGTAATTAGTAACAGTTGCACCTGTGCTGTGAGCAGCCCTGGTTGTTCCTCGAACAGCTCTAACAATTCCAGTAAAACTTGTAGCAGTAACGCCTGTATAAGATATTTCTTCAGTTCCTACTTGTATAAAATTTGTACCTGACGTTGGAAAACCAGTGGTGCTGGCTACATTAATTGTAGTTCCTGATCCACCTGTTCCAAACGCATCATCATTTAATCCACCGTTTAATGTAGTGGTTTGTGGGTTAGTAACTGAACCACCCCATTGAGATATACCATAACCAAAAACTCCAACTTGGTCAGGTGGTCCTACATGATAGTATTGAAAATAAGTTATGCTTCCAGAATTAGTTGCTCCCGCTCCTCCTTCGTTTCCAGGCATTGTAATAGTAATACTGGTTCCTGTTGGTGTTGATGTTACCATAAATTTTTTATCACAAAAATCTGTGGCACCAAAGTTTGAACCTGTAATAGCACTAAAAGTAGTTGTATCACCAAATAAAATAATATCACCAGGTTGAAAATTATGTGCTGCACCAAAAGAAATAGTTACAATAGGTGACCCATTAGACGTGCTAAATGCATTTGTAATAGCTGTTCCTGACGGATTAGTTAAAGGATGTATATCATAGTATACTCCCCCTGTATAAACGTATAAAATTCTATTTGTACCAATAAGAGAATATTTAATACCTGTTTTATTAACCATGTGATGCAATCCTCTTGCAGCGCCAGTTAATTTACTTTCACCTAACTGAGACCAACCACCTATTTTTTCAGGTGTACCATATCTAAAACGTACATTCTCTCCGCCTGTCCATTGTGATTCAGCGCCTGTTGATGTAACTTGTTTATTAAATCCTGGTAAAAAGCCTAATTTTTGTAGCATAACATTTGATTATATAAGCTTTATTGAGGTATGTAAACGTCTTTAAAAGGTATGTCTAGATTGGTAATGTCTTCAATAGACTCAGCTATTGGATATCCAGCCAAATTAAAAGAAGTATTTAATAGTAAAGGAACATTTGTTTTTTTGTAAAAAACATTAATTAAATTATAATAATTTTTATTTTGATCTAAAGTAACGGTCTGTATTCTACAGCTATTATCTACGTGAACTATTGAAGGAGTGTGTTTAATTGCTTTCTTTTTTGCTCCTACAGCAAAAGTCATATAAGGAGACTCTTTTAAAGTAGCTAGATCAAACCAATCGTGAGCATGTTCTAAAAGAACAGAAGCAGCTAGAGGTCTCCACCATTCTCTCTGTTTAAATTTGTTAACAATATCCTTTGCATTTTTGTTTCTTGGATCAAATAAAATAGATCTATTGCCTAAAGCTCGTGGTCCCCATTCACTTGAACCCTGAAATATTACTAAGGGTTTTTGCTGTAAAATTAAATCTACAGCTTTATTAACATTTTTTATTATATTCATGATAATATAAATGAGCTCCTATTGATATTCCACCATCCCAAGCTATTGGATCTACAAAGAAATTTAGATGAGGGTATTTTTTTACATATTTAAAATTGTTAGTACAGTTCAAAAAGTAACCACCGCTTAATATAAAATTATTTAAGTTTCTATACTTATGTGCTTTTTCTATCAGCTTACAAGTTTGGTCAAAAGTTTCTTCTTGTAGTTCTTTGGCTCGTGTAACTTTACTGTAATCTAAATCATATTTATTTTTACTATCAGCGTAAGCAGCTAATCCCATAACTTTTCCTGCATCTTTACCACCTCTAAAACCTAGTTGAAAACCTACACGATTAAACTCATTAGCTCCTACACTTAACGCGCTAAATTCACATTCAGTTCCATTTATATTTTTTACTACCACAGGAGCGTAACCATGTTTCCATGTACCGTCTAATTCTAAAAAACTTCTACAGGAATAATGGCACCATAGTTTTTTAACAAAGTTATTATTTACATAATAAATACTTTGCATTTCTTGATAACCAGGTTTGTGTGTTTGAGCACCTCCGGCATCTATAACAATAGCCATCGCTTCATTGAAAGGAGAAAAATATTTACCACACAAAACATGATAAACGTGATGTTCACTACCTGTAAAATAATAAGATGGATTACCTAACTGTTCTTGTATTTCGGCTATAACACTTTCGTCATTATCTTTTCCATACCATTCACTATTTCGTTTATCATAAGATCCGTAACATACAAAGTCAGGTTTAAAATGTATATTTTTTAATATAGAAAAATAAAAAGAATCCTTTACAGTTGGCTCCCAATGTTTTTTATAGTTATATCTGTCTTCGTACCAGACATTAACGAGTTGTTTGTTTTTAAAATAAGCAACAGATGCTTCATGAGAAACGTTAATACCTAAATAATTCATACATCCTCGCTGACTGAAAGTGTTTTCATATTAAAACTAATTCCATATTTAATATTTTTAGATTTACTAGCCTTACATCCATGTTCTAAAAATGACGAAAACAAAACAAATTTACCTTTTTCAGGTTTTACACTTTGATTAATTTGTGGAAACTCTAACTTCTGAGAATGTTTAGTTAAATAAATAGCTCCGGACCAAAGTGAATCATGTAGATGAAAATTAGTTTTTTCATTTTTCTTTAAACAATAACCCCAAGCATCAATTAATTTATACTTGGGTAAACTTACATTTTTATCTACTTCGTTTATAAGTTTTTGCAGTATATCATTAAATTTTTTGTCTTCTTTAAAATGTGACCATGAAGTCATTTGACCTTTTACATGAGTCTTATAGTTTTCGTTATTATCTTTTCTAACAGCTTCTTCTATGTTTCTTATAAAATAATTACTATCAATAGGTATCTTACCTTCTATAAAAAAATAATCGGTTAGTATTTTTCTTTCAATATGTTTATTAATAATCATAACACATTACATCCTAGAACAATTCTATTGTTAGTATTGTTATGTTCGGCTCCATGTACTAACCAACTTGGAAATAACAACAGCTTTCCGTTCTCTGGTTTAAACTCAATATAATCGTAAGTGTATTCAGTGTTTCTCAAACTCATTGTGTTTCTTAAAACATAACTGTGTGGATTATAAAAAATTAAATTAGAACTATTTTTATCTACCTTTATATAAATAACTACTGACAAAGTAGATAAAGCGTGTGCGTGTTTTTTTAAATTACTATCTTTTTTTTCTACATTAAACCAAGAGTTAGACATTTCTCCTCTAAGAATATATCCACAATCTTTAGCGTATTGTTTACAAAGATCTACGATGCGATCTTTTAAATGTTTTTTTTTAATAAATGTTAAAAAACAATCTAAGTTATGAGTTGATTGTCCTTTTTCTATTAAAGAAATATCTTTTAATAAATGTTGATTGCTTAAAATAATTTCTTTTAATTCTTTACACTCTTTGTTGTCAATAAAGTTGTCGTACTCTAAGACTGGCGTTGGAAAAAGTTTGTATTGTTTTATCCCCATTTCTTACACTCTCTCCCTGCAGTTTTAAAATTATGACCATTTCTCATTCTTATTTCTTCAAAAAAAGTAATTAAGATACACCTCTCTTGATTATCAAAACTATCAGCAGCGTGCTGATGATTAGCATCAAATAAAAATAATTTGTTAGGTTCAAAATTTACTTTAGTAGTTAATTCAAATTGTGAATTATGCTTATCAACTAGTTTATGAAATTCTTTATTTATTTTTTTAGTGTCTTTGTATGTTTTAAATTTTTTCTGCACATATGAATCTCTGTCATAAGGAAAAGTTTTTGGCTTATACAGGCTGGTTCCTTGGTCCTTGTTTCCTGAAATATAAACAATAGCCGTAAATTCATCGTCATCTTGATGTATAATACCTAGACCTTCTTGTTTTATTTTTTGAAACTGCATTCTAGCAGTCCACATTAGATCTTGATAATTCATTGGATATAGAGCTTGTAATATTTTATATGAAGTCATTTCAAAAAAAGGATAATTAACACTAGATAAATAATCTGACCTAAGTCCTGGCCATGTTCCATCTGTAGGATAGTATTTAAGTTTATTAGATAGTTTTACAACTGACTCAAAGTCGTTAAAAAAATTATCTATTATTAAAGTTGGCCATTTCATATTAAAAATAATTTAAATTTATTACTAGTCTTTCTGGTGTATCTGTTTGACTTACCATTTGATGTTGAATGTTTGAATCAAATATAACTATTTGATTTTCTATAGATTTTATTTTTTTATTACCTATTAAAGTATAACCGTTACAAGTTGTTAAGTAATATATAGCCGTAGTCGAATCTAAATTATTAACATCTGTATGCAAATCTGATTTGTAGGCTTTTTCTTTTGCTAAAATAATATTAGCTCGTATTTGTATTATAGCTTTCATATCTAATTTTTTTATTAAAGGAAGAACTAAATCATACTTATCAGACTGAACTTTATGTAAATTATAAAAGCAATGGTTAAAAAAAGGGGCATCATTAAAAGTCATATGACGTTTATAAAACCAATTGCAATTCCCTAAAAGAAATTGTTGTAGATTAATAAAGTCGTTTTGATCTAAAAAATTTTTTATTATCTTAACCATAGTTTTTCTGGAAAATATTTAGGTAAACCTTTAGATGGCCGTTTATCTAAATACATCTTTCTGTTATCTTGTGTATCTTCTATGTAGTGTAAAAAAACTTGTGAACACATATCTCCTTTAAATTCTTCTCGCCAATGTTCCAGGTCTGCTCCTTTATATAATAACATGTCTCCTGGTTTAAGTAGGACTTTACGTCCCTTAGTGTTTTGAGTTTCGTAATACATACCTTTTTCACCTTCTACAAATCCTCCTATTTTTTTATTAGGTTCAATAAAAATAGGCCATGGATCTCCTCCTAAATTAAGAGTAGTAGATATTTCACACTCAGGTCTATCTTTATGTCGATGTAGGACATCACCTTTATTGTAAAGCCTAGTGTAAGCGTATGTTTCTAATAACTTTAAACCTGTCCATTTTTCCATTTTAGGTTTAACTCTTTCTAATAATACTTCCATAAGGATGTCGCCGTAATTAGACCATGCTCCTGGAACCTGTCCATCTTTCCATGTTCCATAAAAAGTTGTTTCAGGTAAAAGATAGCGTTCGTTATATAAATGTGATGCTGCTGTTCTTTTTAAAAGTAAATACTCTAAACACAATTTAGCTATTTGTGGATCAATTACTTTTCTTTTAACATCATATCCTAATTTATTAAATTTCATTATTTAAAAGGTTTACCATTAACCCAACAGACTAATGAGTGCCTTTCTCCTTTTGTAACTGATGTTACTTCATGGAGAGTATAACTAGGAAACAAAGTTAATTGCCCCTGATGTTTTTCTACTATCATAGGTTTTGGTCCTTGATGTAGCCACAACTCTCCCCCTAAATATTTATTTGGATTAGTTAATTGCACAACCGCCGATAATTTTCTAACAGTGCCATTATAGATTTTATCTAAATGTGCTTTATATTTTCCATCGGGATGTTTGTAATGTGTAAATTGAACTGCTTCAATAATTCCATTTAAATCAAATTTAAAATATTGATTATTAAGATCTGTTACAATTCTAGCTAGTCTTTCATAAAACCATTTAGACTCTTCACACAGTCCCAACCAAACTATATTACTTTTTCTAACTTCTTGATTAGGGCTCACTACTACTCCTTTTTTATTTTTAAAAGTGTTACCATAAGATATTATTCTTTCACATTCTTCTGGAGTAAATGCTTCTTGTACATGTACAACGTGAGCAACGTGGTCAAAGTCAAACATCCACGAAGAACCTACTATGTTATCTTTTTTATTCTTCTTCATTAATGGCTAAATCAAATCCAATCACCATTCTGTCTTTGTCACTTTGATTAACGGGTGCAAAGTGCTCTACACATGCAGGAAAAATTATAAGATCTCCTTCTTTCAAATTAGGGGATGGCGCTGTAAATTCTAAATTTCCAGATATTAAGTTAGGCCATGGCTTTTTAAATATTACTGGAGAGTGTTTGCTAGCATCAAAATCAATAAAAAGAACACCTGTAAATCCTTTATGGCCATGATTATGCATTATTTGATCATTACCTTTTTTATAATTAACAGCCCACGCTTTAGTTACTTCTACACTTTTTTTAATTTCTTTGGTAAAATTTTCTAGTTCATCAGAAATAAGTGCTGCTATTTGTTTTTTAAAATCTAAATGTTTATAAGGCACGCAAGAAAATAAAAAAGTATTACTGTAAAAATTTTGTATTCCTTTCTTTTCTAAAGGAAATTGTTTTACTAAACTTTTAATTTTCTTTTTTTTAGTTTTAAAATTATTTAAAGCGTAACGCCAATAAGGCATAGCCATTAATATTTCTTTCATTTGTTTATTCTCTCCATAAAAGTTATTGTTCTTTCTAGTTCATCTGTCATATTATTATAGTTATCTAAAAATATCAATTCTTTTTCCCACAGCTTTTCATAATATTCACGGTCAAAAGTTTTATGTTTTATTATATCTTTTACACCATTTTTTAAATCTAAGACTGTAGCAAAATCCGCTTCAAAAATCTTATTCCAGTAGGGGTTGTAATTGTTTTCAGTTTTAGAAAGAAAAACTAAATACCTGTTTCTTGCTTCTTCATCAATTTTTTTACATTCTTGATTAAAATGATTTTTATATACTTGAGAAAAAATAATTGTGTCTTTTAGTAAATCCACTAGTTTAAAAACTTTTTTAATTAAAATATCTAAAGAAGTATCTAATAAAGGTTCTATGTAATTATTGTGAAAGGTAAAATTTATCACATCTTTATTGTAATAATTATCTGTAGTTGTTTCAACTATATCTTCAATCTTAAATTTTTTAAAGTATATCCTATGACT